CCTGCATATCATTTTCAAAGTTTATAAATATACGATAATCAGTATTTATAATAAATTTCTCATTTTTTATTTTCACATAACGAGGCAATTTATAATACATTCCACGCATTCTTAATATCTCCTATATCTATAATCTCTTCTATTTTTTCTATTTCCATATTTATTAAATCTATTTGTCTTATCTTCATAATTATTAATCATATTGTTAATAGGTTGAGTTGAAGCATTTACATAAGCATTCATAGCTGTACTTATGATTGCTAAGAATACTTGAGTATCAATTTCACCATAACCATCACTTTTTCTTTTCTCATTGATTTTATCAGTAGCTCCATCACCTAAAACTTTATCTATAACGTCTTTATAATCTTCTATTTTTTCATAATCACTATTTATATTTTCTATCTCTTTACTTATTTCAAATATCAATCCATATATATCAATTTTAATCTTTTTATCAGTTTGTTCGTAATCTATCTTTATCATAAATTCACCTCATCAATTTTTAATTAAGCGTTTGGTGTAAATGTTTTTGTACTTGTATTGAAAGTACCATAAACGAAGTCTCCACCTTTTAATGAACCAGTGATTTGTTTTTGTGAACCTGGGTCACCATTACATTCAGTGATAGAAACTGTTTGATTAATCTTACGACATTTGTAAGTGTTTTCACTACCAGTTATTGGCTCCCATAAATTAACTATATAGTGGTCTCTTTTAGCGTCAGTACCTGTTTTTCTTTCATAGAATATTTCATAAAAGTCTTCAAATACTTCATCACCTTTAACCATATCCATAGTTATTGGAAATTCATTGTTAAAACCAGTAACGTTTGTTCTAGCTGATTTTTCGTGTATGTATTGCTTTTCTTGTTCTGTTGGGTTTGAGCTTTCAGTTAATTCAGTAATAACTCCTCCTAAAGTAATTGTTTCACCAGTAGCGTCACCAAAGTAGTGAGCTTCATCATAAGCCATAATATCTTTCATATTATCCTCCCTTTCTTATATTAAAATATAATTGTAAGTAATAAACACTAATTGAACCATCTTCGCTTTCTTCATAGCTGATGGCATTAGCACAACTTACTTCTTTAACAACTTTTCCATCAGTTAAGATAGGAAAGTCTTTTCTAGCGTTTTTTTCGGCAAGCCAATAACTTAACTTGTCAAGCCAGTCGTAGTTTTCTAATCTTTGATTATCTATTTCACTATCACTTTTTAGTAATAACATATATTGATATTGTCTATACCAGCCAGTGTCAGTTATATATTTCATAGGCAAGTTTTCAAAACCTGTTCTTTGTAAAGCAAGATTTTTAGAACTTTCACTTAATGACTGCGTATGTATATCTTCAGTCATTGCAATTTCATTAATAGGCTCATAAGTTTTTAACCATTGATTAATAATATAATCTTGCGAATTTTCTAAATCATCAATTACCATTTTTTAACCTCCTAGCATAAGCACTTACATTTGATAAAATACTTTTCTTTTTGTCTGCAACCATTCTTTCAAAAGGATACGTACCTCTTTTACTTACACGTTTTTTAATACGTTTAGAATAAGCTTGATAGTGAGCGTATGGTACGTTTATACGTACTTTACCACTACCTGGCACGGTAGCTATCCTAATTGATTTCTCTTGAGCCCCAGTCTTTTTAGAAACATAAGGCTGTAATTCAGTTGCGACTAAGTTATCTAAATATGCTTGTGTCAAATTAAGATTATTACTAGCATTTAAGGCAAAAGAAGCTTTATAAACTAAAACACTATTTGCCCCCATTTTTACTTCACTAGGAACAACAATGCTATGTAATTTTTGTTGCATTATCTTCCACCTATTTTGATATGATTAAGTTCGCTTATATCATTATCTTCAAATTTAAAGATATCTATACTTGAAACTTCATAAACGTATTCTTTACCATATTTCTTTTGAAGCTCAGTTAAAGGAGCTTGTACTATTGTATCATCAACATTTAAAGCTACAATAACGTCGCCTTTAGAACATTTCCAAGTATTATTATATCCGTTTACGTCAAAAACTCTGATTAAAGCACTGTCAGAATTGCTTAAACCTGTATTATTACGATTACGATAAGCAGTATTTCTAACACTTGCTCTTTTATTATATCTAGTAAAACTATTATTTTCTTTGTGATAAATTGTTATATCTTGCAATAAATTATCTTCCATTAAATAAACCTCGTTAACTTAATTGGTAGATTTTCTAAAGCTGATACTTCAACTTTTTTTATATCATCATTTGATTTTAAAGTTTTACTAACGCCATCTATTGAAATTGAATTGACTTTGCTATTAGAACTTTTAACTTGTTCTATATCACATAATAAACAAGCAGTATATTTTAACTTATAATCTTCAGTTTCAGTTAATTGATCTAAAACCTCATCAGTTAAATCACAATTTACATTTCTATCAATAGTTCTACTTGCTTTAACTATAAAAGAAGAAAAAAAGGTCATTAGACAAACTCCCCTTATAATCATTTGTGTAAAACTCATAATCGGCATAGTCTCTCATAATAACCTCT